CAAGGCCGGCGCGGTTGCGTTTTTAGCTGGGTATAAACTCGGCGACGCCGGGTTCGGTGCCTGGGGATACGCCGGGTTGACTGACGCTTGGGATTTTGATCCTAGCTTTGATTTCGGCATAACGCTACGTAAACTGCGCCATACAAACGCGGAGCGCCTCCGTGAAGTCGTCGGGAATGACCCGCACCCGCAGCGGCTCCAGACCAGGGCAGTATGACACGAAGTCCCACCAGGCAAGACCCGTGACGACCAGGCTGGCGTGTACCTGGGCCTTGTAAGCGTCGGGCAAACCGCCGTCCAGCAGGTAGGCCACGTGAGTTTTGGGGAGCGGGCTTTTCAGTTCCAGCCCCCCCGCGTCGCCGATTAAACCGTCCGGGCTGCACCCGAAGCGTCCATCGTCGCTAAGGATGAATCCCACCTGCCGCACGGTTTGGTTCGTATCCATCTCGTACCAGGCCCGCGCTTCCGGCTCAAGTATGGTGCCGTTTTTCATGGCTGCCGACTGGTAGTCATCGACGCGCGGATATTGCGGGTCGGCCAGATCGCCGACCAACTCGCATATGTATCGCGTCATGCCCACGGAGGGCTTCATCGTTTGGGCGGTAATGATATCACCCATGCGGCTGGCCGTGGGTATGCCCCGCCGTGCCGTCCACCACTCCGGCGTGTACTGCGCACACTCGACGATCTTCATTTTGCTTCTCCCGCGTCAAGTTTTTTTTCCAGCATGGCTTTGGCGATTTGGTATTGGCGGGTCGGCAAATCGGCCAACTGGTCAGCGCCGGCCCAGGTCAGAAACCTCGCCACATCGGTGCCGGACGCGGCAATTAAATCGGCGATGATCTTCACCTGGTCGCGGGTGATTACATCGTCGGGAAATTGCGCATCCCGATCCTCATCGGTCACGACGATGTTGAGCGCGGAACACAGGGCATACCGCTTGGCGTAACTCATGGCCGCGCCCATTTTTTGCGAATCATTCACCCGCATAGCGGCGGGGATGGGGATGGTCATGGTTGACTTTTCCGCATGTGTTCCGCAGCGCACCGTGCATACCACGGTGATTGCTCCATTGGTGGTTTGCTCGCTGGAAAACGATACTGACAACTTACAGGACGCCAGCAGGGGCTGAATCACAGCCATGATGTCGCAGTAAGAAGCGAACATGTAATCGGGCGTGGCTTTGCCGGTGAGGGATACGCCACGATTTTTTTTGATCTGCGGGCACACCCCCTGAAACCTGGCCAGGGTCTCGCTGAATTGCTTAGCCGCGAGGTTCCGCTCCCAGCGCTCCTGCAAGTCCATGAACTTGCCGAGTTGTTCGGGCGACATTTTAGCCTCGATGCCGCGGGCCATGAGCGTCATGGGCGTGATTTGTTCGTCGGGGGCCGGGACAATTTCATTTTCCATTAGCTTGCTCCTTAGCGCGATGGTGCGATATTCAAGTGATATTTTGCCACATACTTTTCCCCCACGCGGCGAACCAGACAATCCCCGTCGGCTTCGATGTTTAGGGTGAGATCGCAGCATATTTCGCGGTATTCCCACGGGACTGATTCCGCCGTGGCCAGGGCGTTGTTGGCGCAGCAGGTTGAGTTAAGGACGCACCACGCCGTAACGTCAACCTGAAAGTAATAGTCTGCTTCGTCGATTACCATGCAGGCGACCTCGCGATCACCTTGCCCGCGCTGCCACACGTCCGGGCGCGGGATAATATCCACCTGGCTGAGCATAGCGTCAACCAAGTCTTCCACACTCCAATCACCCATTACATAAATAGTAGCAGACATGCCATATCTCCTTATGTTCGGCGGCTAATCCTCCTCCCGTGGTTTCCCACGGGAGGAGGGTGGACTCCAGTAGCTCCGCTGCGCGGCCGCCAGCCGGACTTCCACGGTCAGATGATTCTGTAGTCCCCGTCCCAGGCCGCCCCTTTACGCGTCGGATCGGGATACCGTTGTTTTGTTTTTTGCCTCCGCCGCGTGTTTTTCCCGCGCGATTCCCTCCAGAATCAGACGCGAGGCCAGCCTTGAGACCAGCGCGCCGATTTTGTCCGCATGGGCGACCAGCTCTGAATGGGTTTCCGTGGTAACGACGATGAACTTTTTTTTCGGGGTCATTTTTACTCCGTTCGGCGGGCATCAGCCCACATAAAGTTTGCCTGGGATTATCATTTTACGCCACTTTTGTGGTGCCCCCGATCACGTAGCATATACCTTACCATTGTTTTATTGCTTGTCAACTACAGCAAGTTTTTTTTTATCAAATAAATCACCTTGTGTATAACTCACTGCCCGCAGAATCGGCCCGCGCTAGATCACGCCGGGCGTAACTGTCAGCATATGCTGCCGCCCGGCGAACGCTGTCGTGGGCATCGGCCCTGGCCCATGACAGGTCACGGCCCGCCGCACCGTCGGCACAGACTGCTTCCCGGCGGACGCGGAAGTCGCTGTCCGCCCGCGCCCAGGACGGGTCGCGCCCCGCATCGCGGTCGGCGTAGGCCGCCACCCAGCGGACATTGGCGTCACTGTCCGCCCGCGCCCAGGACAGGTCGCGCCCCGCCTTGCGGTCGGCAAGGGCCGCCTCCATGCGGACGCGGGCATCGGCATCGGCCCGCACCCAGGACAGGTCACGCCCAGCCCGGATATCGGCCAGGGCCGCTTTCAGACGCGCACCGGCAGCGGGGTACCGCGACTTGGTGTTCCCAAAAGTCATAGCTTTTTCCTTTTCTGCCCCGATCCGCCGGGGCTGCGCGCGGGAAAATCCCGCAAAAATCCCCGCGTCGCTGTTGCGCGGCGCGGGATGAAAATCATTGCGCCGCCGCCAGGCGCACATCGGCGTCGGCGTCCGCCCGCGCCCAGGACATATCGCGCCCCGCCTTGCGGTCGGCAAGGGCCGCCTCCCAGCGCACCAAGGTGTCGCTGTCCGCCCGTGCCCAAGCCAGGTCGCGCCCGGCGGCGCGGTCGGCCTGGGCCACCACCCGCCGCACAACCGGGGAGATGTCCGTCCGCGCTGCGGCCTGCTCAGCGTCATCATCGACCCGCGCCGCAGCCTGGGGTTTGGTAGTGGTTTTCATTTGTCAGGCTCCTTTTTTTCTGCCCCGATCCGCCGGGGGTTTCAGGGGCGTGGATTGAAACTGCGAATCGCGCCCGGCCCCGGTGGGGGAGAGGCGCGGGGGGGCATGGACTTCAGCTAATTCCTTCATTTGGCTCGTGAAAATGGAGCAGAATCCCGTCGTCCTGACAATTTTCACATTCCCCATCAACCTCAACGCCTCCACAAAAAGGGCATCGTGTTTGATTTTTTATCGCGTCCTCAATCTGGCGGATTTCCGCCGGGGTGTGCGATTTTACACACTGGTTGCAAAAAAAGGAGTTCCGCCGCGCAGGTCTGTTACAAATGGTACATTTCATTTCTGTTTCCCCTTTTTTATGCCTCAATCTGATGAGGCTGTTTAGGTTTTGCCCCTGACCGCCGGGGGTTGATGATTATACTTCGCGGCGCGCAATTTGGCGGACGCGGACATCGGGATCGGCGAGCGCCCAATTCAGATTACGTTTAGCGGCGCGGTCAGCCCGCGCCGTCATCCGGCGCACCACAGCGTCGGCGTCCGCCCGCGCCCAGGACATATCGTGCCCCGCATCGCGGTCGGCCCAGGCCGCCTCCCGGCGCGCCTCGGCGTCGGGGGCCACCCGCGCCCAGGACAGGTCACGACCCGCATCGCGGTCGGCCCGCGCCGCCACCCAGCGCACCACGGCGTCGGGGTCCGACCGCGCCCAAGACAGGTCACGACCATCCACACTGTCGGCCCGGGCCGCCATCCAGCGCACCATAGCGTCGCTGTCCGTCCGAGCCCAGGACACATCGCGCCCGGCCACGCGGTCGGCCCAGGCCGCCGCCCGGCGTACCGCGGGGTCAGCATCGGCCCGCGCCGCGGCCTGGGTTTTGCGAGTAGTTTTCATGGCGAGACTCCTTATTTTGCCCCGATCCTCCGGGGCCGCGGCGCGGGCGACGGCCCGCAAATATCCCGTGCCCGGTTTCCCGGACGCGGGAAGAAAGTCAATCCTCCTGCGCCTGTGCCTCCGCCAAAATCCGCTCTTTTTCCGCCTCAAACGCGGCGTCGCCGGCGGCGCAAATGGCTTCAGCCTGGGCCAGAATCTCCGGCGCAACATCAGACTTATTTGTCCACCGCCAGGGGGTTTCGTCGATTTGTTCGCCGTCTTCGTCAGTTTCGATTCCGCGAGTTTTAAAATCAGCCACGACCATGCCGCAGCGCACCGCGGCACGGCAGCATGAGCCGCCGCGCCAAGATGAAAAGTTTGACTCGTTGCGTGTTTCTATTTCCGCGAATAAACTGCTGGGCGCGCGATCAATAGCCCGGCTGGCTTCATCCGCACACGCGAACACGGCTGCGGACTTACTCATGCCTCCCACGTTGTCGCAATGAAGGTCGGCGACTTCCGGGTTGGTGTTAATTGAGACGATCAACTTGGTTTTTGTTTCAAAATTAACCATTGCGAGACTCCTTATTTTGCCCCTGACCGCTGGGGCCGCGGCGCGGGCGACGGCCCGCAAATATCCCGTGCCCGGTTTCCCGGACGCGGGATGAAAATCAGACTTCGAGCGCTTACTCGGCTTCTTCAGCCTCGTCTTCAGCGAGGCTGAGGGCCTGCTCTAAATACGACCTCTCGATATCGGCGTTTAGCGCGCGTTGGCGCGCATCCCCCACCGCCTCTCGGATGCTGTCCCCCCGCCCTATGACCTGGGTGTGCCCGTGCTCTTCGTCGTATCTCCCCTGCGAGCTCCCCCCCGATTCGCGCACCAAACATCTGATTTTATTATTCGCCGCACTAATACTAATTAAAACATCTACGTCGTGGTAGGTGTGGCCGGGGACATGCCCGTATTCATTGCCGACTGAAGCCGAGCCTAGCTGACGATGCCTTTTTGGACAAGTGGGTTCCATGTTTTTTTCCTTTTTTTCTGCCCCTGACCGCCGGGGCCGCGAGCCGATCACCTGATCGACTGATATATAGTATATCTGCGGTCTTCCCCTTGTCAATTGATTTTATACTTTTTTTGTTAAATTATTTAACTTGTGGATAACTTGTTGATAACTTGTGGATGCGCTTTTTTGCTGTCGTCGTACCACGTTTTTTGTTTGACTGCTTGGTTTTTTCCGTTAACTTGCGTCCATGCGTATGAAAACATGGAAAATCATCGACTGGGGGGGCGTAGACCACAACGCTAAAACTGTTCCTTATCGCTGCGGATGCGGACGCGAGGCCGAACTCCCTGTGCGTGGCCGGCTCCTCGCTATCTGCGGGGGCGATGATGTGCGCGGGGACGGCGGTTTGATTTTTGATTCCGGCGCGCACGAGGTACCCCCAATTATCCAGTGCCGGAAATGCGGCAGAGTCAAAACCACCAAAAATACACAGGAAAATCAAAATGTGGGGTAAACATTACGCTTCCATGTACGATGGTTCTATGTTCGGGGCCGGCCCCGTGGTTTTCGCGGTATGGGGGTACGTGATTGCCAAAACCGTCGACAGCCAGGTCGAATTGAATCCCAAACTTTTAGCCGCCGTGATCGGTACTGATGAAAACAGCATAGTGCAAGCGATTACGTACCTATGCGATCCAGACCCGAACAGCCGCTCTTCCGCCTTCGAGGGGCGACGGCTTGTTCGCGAAGGACAGTTCGCATATCGCGTCCCGAATCATATCACGTATCGAACTATGCGAGATGAAGATGACAGGCGCGCCTATAACCGCATTAAACAAGCAGAATACCGCGCGTCAAGACGTGTCAATACGCGAAGTGTACATTGTGTACCGCCGCGTACCCACACAGAAGCAGATATTAGTGCGCCGTGCGAAAATCTCGGTACAGCCGAAGTTCTGCCGGTGCGTACAACGATAAGCGTTGCTGATAAGCGCGCCTATAACCGCACAAAACAAGCAGAATGCAGCGCGTCAATACATGTCAATACGCGAAGTGTACATTGTGTACCGCCGTGTACCTATACAGAAGCAGAAGCAGAAGAAGATAATACTGCGCAGTGCGCAGCTCTCGGTACATCCGAAGTTTTGCCGGCGAGTACGCCGACGAACGTTTTTCCCGACGGATTCGCTCGCTGGTGGAGTTCTTATCCGTCGGGGCCGCGCAAAAAAGGCAAACCGAGGTGCCTGAAAATCTGGAAACGCGAACACTTGGAGGAAATCGCGGATGTGGTGTGCGCGCGGCTGGTGCAGATGAAAACCTCGCAGGACTGGGCGAAGGACGGCGGGCAGTACATCCCCGGCCCAGAGCCGTGGCTTAATTCCGCGCCGTGGGCATCCGCCCCCGAAGACCTGACCCCCAACCCCCAACAAGGAGTCCATCACGATGAAAACATCAGCAGAATCCATGCTGAGCCTGGAAAGTACGACGCCTACACAAACACTGCAATTCTCGCCCAACAAGCTGCGGAGGAGGCCGCGCGAAATAGTCCGAGTTTGGGCGCTGGTTCCGCCCCCAACCCGTGAAAAAATTATTTCCGTGCTGTCCGGCCAACAACCCTGGCCGTTGGTGTTCATCGGCCCGGCGGGGACGGGCAAGACGTGTACTGCGCTCGCGGTCATTGACGGCGTTTACGGCGATGCGCCGTACACCTCCGCCGCGAAAATGCTGACGGATTTAATTTCCGCCGGCAATGGGGAGTTGTGCGATTCGCGCGGCGACAAGATCAGCGTACAGCGCTGGTGGCGGGAGTGGTCGGAGGCGAGCATCACCATCCTGGATGAGCTGGGCGCGCGCGAAAAAATCAGCGACTATCAATACGAAAATGTGAAGCGGGCCATCGACGACCGCGCGGGCAAGCCGGCGATTTATATTTCCAACGCGGAACTTCCGCAGCTTGAAAAACTCTACGATGACCGGATATCTTCGCGCCTGGCCGCCGGTACCGTGATCGTCATGGGCGGAAAAGACCGCCGCCTGGAAAAAAGGATTGCACGATGAGCAAAAAACATCCCCCGCCCGCCGTTGGCCTCCCAGCCCGGCCCCAGCCCATTACCCATTGCCCCTCGCCCCACCCGCCCGCCCCCCACCAGCACCCCTTGCGGGCCCCCTTTGACGCAAACCCAGCCATTGCCCGTCCTAGCCCTTCCAGCGTCCAACTGCCCCCTGCCAGCACCCCTTGCCCTGGAACGTCTCCTAGGCCCAAACCCTGCCCGCCGTTGGCATTTGGCAGAGGCCATCGCACTCGCCCCAGCACCAGACCGTTGCCCATTGCCCATTGCCCCACGCCTTGCAACGCGCCCCAGGCCCATCCCCTGACCGCCGACATTAACCCCGCGTATCTGACCGCCCCATGTGCCGCGCGGATGCTCGGCGTATCACTGGGCTGGATCAAGTTTTTCTGCGCGGCCGGAGCGCCGCACGCCATCCGCGCCCAGAAATACTATCTGCCCCAAGACCTGTTTGGACGCTGGGCCATCAGTAACGCCCCCTGGATAGCGGCGGCGCGGAGATTCCAGGCTAACGGATATTGCAGCCCCCAAGACCTGACGCGCGGAAATCACCCCCGTGCCCGGCAGATCACCACCAACTCGACCGCGTAGCCGTGACGCACACACCAGGCTATGCACCAGGCTATATAGAGCGGTTCAGGTGTCATAATGTGATCTATCGGCCAACGGTACGTGAAAATTGAGGCACTTCTAAATATAATTACGCCGGGGGACGGGGGGGGTTACATGATAAAAACTTGACAAGGCCGCCTGGGGCGATTGTAATCAACGCTAAGGAACCCATCTATGACCACCAATATCCCCAACTATCGGTACGGTGCGCGGCTCCTGGCGGTGCTGTCGATCCTCGGCGGCATCGTGCTCTGGTTGTTGGTCTGCGGGCTGAGCGGATGCCAATCCAACCCGCGGGAACAGCCGCCCCCCCCGGTATCATGGGTGCCCACCGTCGCCGGGTTGCGGGTGGACGCCACCCAAGCCGAAAAGGTTTTTAAGCCGGTGCCGGCGGGCGTGCGCACGGAAGCTGCGGCGATTGATTATGTAGTGACAACCCAATCGGACTTGGCGGTCAAAGTCAAACCCCACACTGATAAATTGCGGGTTTATGCGGGGGTGCTGAGCTTGCTCTACGACCAGTTGCGGGCCGGGATTGACGATCTGACGCTGGCGGTAAAACAGGCTGGGGAAGCTCAGACCGAGATTGGCCGGGCCCGGGCCAACGAGGCGCTGGCGCTCCAAAGGGCGGCCCAGGCCAGAGCCGCCGCCCAAAAAGCCATCGCCGACGCCGCCAACGCGCAAATAGTCAACTGGATTGTGCTGCTGTCGCTTGTCGGGGCCGGTGCGGTGGTGGGGGTGTTTTGGACGAGCGGAAACAAGTTGTTTATAGGAATTGCGGCGGTGGCATTTGCCGGGGCCGGAACGCTGATGGTTGTCGGCCTGGCGTTGGCGTGGGTATCCGCGCATTGGCCCATCCTTGCCCTGGGGTTTGCCGTGGCTGGCGTTAGCGCCTGGCTGGTCTGGCGGCACGGCTCACTTAGCAACGTGGCCTGGGCCATCGTGGCGTGGGGTGAGGACGCCCTGCGCTACCTCTGGGCGGGGTTCCATAACCTTGCCTCTTCAACCGTGGCGGTCGTCAGCGGCAGGACTGGCGTCAACACGCTGGTACCGACTCCCCCAGCCACCCCCGGAGCCCCCCCCGGAGCCACCCCCGGAGCCACCCCTACCCCGTCCGCGCCCGTCCAAGCTCCCTCAACCCCCGTCGAGTCCCCACCGGCGACCACGGCTTCCATCCCCGCGGCCACGGGCGGCGCGGCTTGAAACTCCTTATGCCCCACGCCGTGTAACAGCGGCGCGCGGGTTTTTCCTACCTTGCGTCCCGCGCCGGTGCCCCCCCACCGGCGCGGGATTTTACCCACCGGAGTACCGTCGCATGGCCGATGAGCATGAACAGATTTTCAAGGCCCTCGACCGCATTGAGGTTAAACTCGACAAGCACACCGAGGTTCATACGGTCATCGAAGGCCGCCTGGCCAGTGTGGAGGAAAAAACCGCAGAATTATCCTGGTGGAAAACCACCGTGCTGGGCGCGTTGATATGTTCGGCTATCGCCGCCCTGGGAGTTTTCTGGCACAAGTGATGCCTGGTCATGCCCTACCTCAGCAACGACAAACCCCAAGGAACAAACCATGCCTATTTCTGCCCAAAATCCCAACACAATCACAATCAACGCGGTTTTCATTCCCCAGATCAACTTGAGCACGGTCATCAAGCCCGACGGCACCATCCAGACGGCAGCCTATATTCGCGTGGTGCCGGCGCAACATGATGCGGCCACCGACACGTGGCTAGCCGCCGGAGAGGGGCAGCAGATTGTGGTGGGCGACGTACTCAACTTGCCCAGTGATATCGCGGCGGCCCAGTCCGCCGTGACCGCCGCCTATCTCGCCCTGGCGGGAGCCATCGCCCAAATCAATGCCATTCGCAAGGTGGTCTAATTCCCACTAAGCAACGCAGCCGTGCCCTACCTCGCCGACACCATCGCCGCCGAACTCGATGCCCTCCTCATCACGGGGAGGGCGGTGCGGTTATTCTCGGTTGAGGATGACACTACTCCCACCTATACGTGGGATACTAATTCTTGGGCGTACCCGATCCGTAATGCCCTTACCTGCCGTGCCGTTTATAATTCCTGGGGCGGACGCTGGGGCGGGCCAACCCTGATTCATCCCCGGTTTGCGGTCACAGCTTGGCACTTTTGGGTCACTGATCCGGGCGTAGTTGGCCGGACTGTGCGATTCCGCGGCACAGATGGAGTGTTGTACACCCGGACAGTTTCCGCGCAGGCCCGGATCGGCACGACCGATATTGCTATTTTGATGTTGGACTCGCCCCTACCCGCCGAAGTCATACCGGCCAAGGTGCTGCCGACAAACTGGGCCACCAAACTTCGCCCGACATCTATCGCCACCGTTCCGGCGCTGACCGAGATGAGCACCTCGTCCGATCCAACTATGCGGGCGGTGGTCAGGGAATTGTACAGCTTAGATTCCTTTTCCGCGTGCACATCTTCATCGACAAGTAGTCCTCGGTACCCTTTCAATGAATGGCCTTCACTGTATGCCTCCGGTTCGCCGTGTTTTTTGGTTGTATCGAATGAACCGGTATTGCTGGCGTGCTGGTACTCGGCGTCGGGTGGGCCTTCTATTGCATACTATCAGGCGGATATAAACGCCAAGATGACCGAGTTATTGGGGTCGCAGGCTCAGGTGACCAATGTCTATCTAGGTACATATAACGACATCGCTCCCAGCGTACAATTCACCGCGTCGACTACCACGGCGGTCATAGGTACACAGGTTACGTTGACCTGGAACGTAAGCGGTGCCACGGCGGTCAGCCTCGACCAGGGTATCGGCACGGTAGCGGCAACCGGCAGCTTATCCGTAAATATATCGGACACTACCTATACCTTGACGGCTACCTGGTCGGGAACACCGGTTACGGCATCGGTGACTTTACACGCCCTGATTGCACCCACAGTATCGTTCACCGCGACAGCTTATAATGTTGCTCCGGGTACGCCAGTAACTTTGGCGTGGAGCACTACGAACGCCACAACCGTTAGCCTCAATCAGGGTATTGGCGCGGTTGGTCTATCGGGCACATACGTTGTGTCGCCCAGTGTAAACACAGTATATACCCTGACCGCGGTTGGAGACAGCACGACTACGGCAGGAATACTCGTAACCGTTGGCCCCAGCCAACAGGGAGGTTTTGTGGCTACCTACTACTGGCGGGGAAATATCAGCGGCGATGTTTCCGACATCAACAACTATGCCACCACTGCTGGCGGCACTACGGTACCGGGGGGTATTACATCGGCGGATACGATCAACACCGCCACCACATTGGGCTATGCTCCGGCGTCGGGAATCGCTATCGGCGACGCGATATGGAGCTACAACAGCACCATCATCGGCGGCACTTTTAATGGGGCGGTGACGACCGACGGTTTCATCAACGGCGGCACTTTTAACGGGGCGGTGACGAGCAACTACAGAGACATAAACGGCGGCACTTTTAATGCCGCGGTGACGAACAACGGCAGCATCGACTACGGCACTTTTAACGGTGCGGTAACGAACTACAGTTACATCTACGGCGGCACTTTTAACGGCTCGGTAACGAACAACTATATCGTCCAAGGCGGCACTTTTAACGACAGGTTGTCCATCGACAACGGAACAACCTGGCTATATTCGCCCAACTCGCCGTATGTGGCTCCGGCGAACAAGGTTCTAGCCGGAACCTCAAATCTGGGCGTGGCGGGAACCTCAACAGCCGATCCCGAATCACCCAATCGCGCCCAGGAGTTGCGCGCGTTCGGCCCGGTGGCGAATCTCAAAGACCCCAAACGCTGGTAGGGTCATGAGCAACGACAAACCCTAAGGAACAAACCATGCCAATTTCCTCCCAACTTCAGCCCGATAAGGGCGTTATAGTCAAACAGCTAAACGCCGCGTCTAATATCGACCCGGCTACGGGCCGACTGATTATGTCGGTCAATATCTATGTCCACTTGGGTACATATACCATCAATGGGGATGGGTCAACCAGATGGCTTACTATCGACGACGATGGGAAAATTATCTCTATCCCTGACGTGGAGCATCTTGACGCCACGCTGGTGGGGCTGGCCCCGGCCCTGCTGAACATGTGCGGTGGGATTGTCTATTTGACGGACGAAATCAACAAAATACTAAAGGTGGTGTGAGATGTCCAACTACGACCGCACTGCGTCTGGTGCCTTGGACGATGCTAACTGGTCACCGTCCGCACCGCCCAACGACAACACCGCCACGCTGCGGCTGGGAAGCTACGCATGTACTTTGGGAGCATTGACCACACTTAATTATGCGGAGATAAATAACTTCAACAGTAGCGGCGCAGCCAGTACTGGTACGCTGGCACTCAACAATACGTCAGCGGCTATAACGTGCAACAGTTTTTTGCGCGCCACTGGTGGTGTGCTTGCCACGGTGACAGGTACGGCAGTGGGGCGAGTGTGTTCCATCCTTGGCGGGGGCATCGGCGGAATCTCCGGGACTAACCCCTCCGCGGTCAGTAGCTCATCACAATCTCTACTACTGGGCGGGAACTGGGCGGGTGGTAGCGTGTTGAACGCCTCCGGCATAACTGGAAATTACAACATTGTCACTGGTACCATAGGGTCGGTCACGGGCGGGTCTGCAACTTGGGCGATAGCGATTTCCTTGGGATATGGTACTAATACTATCACGCTCACATCGGCTACCGCCGGCACCGGCACGGGTGGCCTTGCGTTGAACCTAACTGGCTCTACTAGTACATTAACTACCGATGGGTTAATTACCGCCAATGATTCAAGCGGCACCGGCGGGGGTATGGCCATCTCATCTACAGATGGAACCTGTACGCTGGTGGGCAACTATAAGTTGATCGCCAGTGCAGCAGGATATCTACCGCTGTCGGGGCGATTCAAACTCCAACCCGGAACACAGTCTTATGCCAGATGCTACAGCGGCAGCGGCACCTTCGACATGTACCGCTCGGACTACTTTACCCTCGGAACAATTATCGGCCTAACTCCACAGATGTTGCTGACATCAAACACCATCGGCGGTGTGGTGGGGGCCTCAACAGCCGATCCCGAATCACCCAATCGCGCCCAGGAGTTTCGCGCGTTCGGCCCGGTGGCGAATCTCAAAGACCCCAAACGTTGGTAGGATCATGGAAAATTCCACCCCCCAACCCGAAGCCGCCGCGGATATGCCGCCGGCAACGCAAACTACCCGGCGGCCTTTGCTCCTGGAAGAAGTCGGCATCCTGGCGGACGTAAATCCCAAGCTGGCCCGCTCCACCATGAAGCTCATGCAATCCGTGGTGAACGCCGGGGTGGACATCGCCGACAACGAATTGGCGAAAATGGTTGCTTTTGCCGCCGCTGTACGGGATGACGCCGACACCCCGGCCAGGGATAAAATCCGCGCCTGTGAATTGCTGGCGACCCTGCTCAAGCAGGGCGTGGATGTATCCATGTATCTGGGCAAGTTTCAGCGCATGGACGCGGGGCGGCCAACCGAAGTAGTGGAAACGCGTGTTTTTAAGATCGAGTTCGACCAGTAAACAACCCCCCGGCTCCGCACGACACATAAAGGAGGTTAGCTTGACTCTTTCGCTTGGCTTTGTTGATACCCCCACAAGCAGGACAAAGGCGACTCGTATGGCGCGGGTCAACCGCCACGACGGGAACGCCGGTGTGCTGATACTTGGGCGGAATACCGCCAACTCTTATCCCTCCCCATGCCTAAAGGCAGGGGTATCCCGGAGGTCTTTATGACCGCGGTGACCCTCAGGTTTCCGCGGCTCTATCCGAAACAAAAAGCTGCGGTGTTCACGCCGGAACGGTTCTCGATCATCGAGGCTTCCACCAAATCCGGGAAAACCATCTCCTGTATCTGCTGGCTCCTGGCGCAGGCGTGGACGGCCCCCAAGCCCAACCGCAACTACTGGTGGATTGCCCCAACGCTGCCCGTGGCCAAGATCGCCTTTCGCCGCATGAAAAATATGCTGCTCCGCACGGATTTGCGGCAAGAGTTCTGGACAGCTAATTTAAGCGATTGCACAATCACGTTGAAAAACCGGGCATGCCTCTGGTTTAAGGGCGCGGATCGTCCCGACCTGCTTTATGGCGAGGATGTGTTCGCCGCGGTCATCGACGAGGCGAGTCGCGCCAAAGCCGAGGCGTGGTATGCGGTACGCTCCACCCTGACCGCCACGGAAGGTTCGGTACGCGTGATCGGCAACGTGCGCGGGCGCAAGAACTGGGCCTATCAATTGGCCCGCCTAGCCGAGTCCGGCGCGCCCCATATGGCGTACTTTCGCTTGACCGCGCTGGACGCCATCGCGGGGGGAGTTCTAAAAACCACGGAAATTGACGACGCCAAACGTCAACTGCCTCCTGCGGTTTTCCAGGAGCTGTTTATGGCGGAAGCGTCCGATGATGGAAGTAATCCGTTCGGTATGGACGCCATCCGCGCTTGCACCATCGACGCCTTGGACAGCGGCCCACCTGAGGTGTTCGGCATCGACTTGGCCCGCAAGCAAGATTGGCTGTGGGTGATCGGCCTGAACAAGTCCGGCGGCGTGTGCTATTCCGACCGTTGGCAGGCGGACTGGGAGCAGTCCCACCGGCGCATCCTGGATGCGGTCAGGGACACCCCGGCCTTGATTGACGCCACCGGCCTGGGTGATCCGGTCGTGGCACGTTTGCAAACCGCCGCGCCGTTGATTGAAGGCTATATTTTCTCCGGCCCATCCAAACAGCGGTTGATGGAAGGCTTGGCCGCGGCGCTACAGCGGCGGGAGTTGCGTATTCCCGCAGGTTTACTGACGACGGAACTGGAATCTTTCGGGTACGAATATACGAAAACCGGCGTGCGGTACGCTACCGTGGCGGGCATGACCGATGATGGCGTCATGGCTCTGGCGTTAGCGGTTCAACATCGTCCGTTGTATCGCGAGTTGCCCCCGGTGTATTATGAGAGCGCGGGGAAAGCGTCGCCCGGTGCCTCCAGCGGCCTGGAATACGAAACCGTCACGATGACGATTTAAGGATAACCATATGCCCGCGTTCTTAAATACTCCGGCCAACTTCCATCCCCAGGGGCAGTACATATCCCCGGCCAACAGCACGCTGGGTTCCGTTTGGCGACCGGAGCTCGGGGCGCAAGCGGGCGGGTTTGCCGCCACGCCGGAGACGCTTTACGACAACTGGCTGGATGCCATTACCGATCCTGATGATGCGTTGCGCGCGGACGGCAACTTTGACAAGAAGTTGCTGATGCATCCGGATGTGGCGGCGTGCATGAACCTGCGGGCCATGACGGTATCCAGCCTGCCCACCCGCGTAGAAAAAGCGACGGATAAGCGGGTGGACGAGGCGTTGGCGCAAGAGGTGGCGGACTACGTTAACGACGTGCTGACCGCTCTGCCCAACCGTCGGCAGATGTTCTTCATGTTGGTCTATTACGGCGTCCTGATGGGCGGGCAGGGGCTGGAGTTCTTGTGGGTACAGGATGGCGACGACACTAAACCTGTCGACTGGCAACCGGTGCATAAGACGCGGTTTGTGTTTGACCGCCTGAATCGCATAGCGCTACTCACGCGGGAAACTCCGGTGTGGGGTTCTTACGTGGGGGCGACACCCAACGGCGCGTTCCAGGATAAAAGTATCAAAGCTTGGTCACCGTTGCCGCAGGGACGATTCGTTTATGCCGTGTACAAACGCGGGCAGCCGACGTGGACGCGGCCCAGCGATACGGGGTATCAGTTTTACGGCATCGGCGAGGATGTGGCGCTGTGGTTGCCGGTGACGATGGATGCCTTCGCCACCAGGTGGCGTATGAAGTGGCTGGAAAAGCACGGTATGCCCATGACCAAGTTGTATCATCCCGATAATCAAGACCCCGGCAGCGTAATGTCGGTCGCCAGGTCTATCCGCAATGAATCGGTGATTCGCATCCCCAAGCCGGCGGGCAAGAGCAAGGATTACTTCTGGGACGTGGACTTTGCCGACCCGCCCAAGATGGGGTATGACGCTTTCAGCGAGTTGCGGCAAACTTTTGTGAAGCCGGCGATTGAAAAGATCATTCTGTGCGGGGCGAATATCATGGAAGTCGGTGCCAACGGCTCATACTCAGCCATTGCCAGCCAGAAAGACACCGGCCCGGCGATTGCGTTTCGGTATGACGCCCAGGTGTTGATTGACGAGCCGCTCAACAAACAGCTTATTCCCGCGATTGTGCGTGGGAACGCGCGGTGGCGGGATTTGCCGATCTATGCCTTCCCGCGCCACCTGACCGAGCACACCGAAGAAAAAGACCAAACGCAGCGGATGGATGTCATGCTCAAGGCGGCCCAGCTGGTGCCCGTGCCGGAGGATGAGGTGTACAAAGCCAGTGGCGTGCGCGAGCCCAAGAAGGGCGAGGATGGCCGGATTGAAGAGCCCACGGTATTCAACGGCCAGCCCGATCTGGGCGGTGCCGCGGATATGTTCGGCGGCATTCCCGGCGCGGGCCTGGCGCAGCCGGGCGTGGCCCGCAAGGATGGCCGGGCGGTTAATCCCGTGGGCTCCGGCGGTGGGGCCGTGGCGGATGGCGGGGGCACGTTTACGTCCGACTTTGCGGCGGAGTTCAAGGAAGCGGAGCATCCCCGGGGCCAGCCGGAAAACCCCGGCCAGTTTGTGCCCAAGGGCCAAGGCCCCGGAACCCCCGGAACCCCCGGAACCCCCGGAACTCCCGGCACCCACGGAACCCACGGAACCCCCGTCACGTCCATCGACGAATCCCGCAAGAAAAAACTCCGCGCCCTGGGCATGTTTGGCAACTTCCCGTCCACCCGTCTGGCCGTGACGGATTTGCGCATGGCCGATCTTACCCAAGCGCCGGAAGATTTGCGCTACCAGCCCTTGCTGGTCTGGAATCAGACCAGCAAAAAAGGCCGCGTTTCCCGGCAATATCGCTACACGCGGGCGTTTCACGAGCGCAACGCCGCGGTGAAGTTGGCCCGCGTGCTAACCATCGAACCGCACATCGCGAAAATATCCGCCGCCCTGCGGGACAGGATGACCGACGCTAAAACGCCCCAAGTTGCACGTGAAAGCGCGGCCATCGCGTCGCTTATACGCGAAACCGGCTTGCGTCCCACCGATGGCCGCGATTCAGTGAAGTATGGACATTTTGGCATTGCCTCGTTGCAGAACCGCCACCTCAAAATGGTGGGAGACACGGTACATTTGGACTTCATCGGCAAAGCGGGCGTGCGCAACCAAACCATCATCCGGGACAAGGAAAACGTGGCCTTCTTGCGCAACGCCATGCGCGGCGGCGCGGAAGACTTTATTTTCCCCCAGGCCGACAGCCATACCGCGGGCAAAATGTTGCAGGAAGTGAGCCAAAAAGTCGGTGGCCCGGCCAACCTGAAAATTAAGGATTTACGCACGTTAAAGGCCTTCGAAACCGCCCGCGAGGTGGTAAAATCATTTGTCGGCCCGCCGCCGCCCCTGGCGGGAAACAAAGTCAAGGATGCCAAATCCATCGCGGCGGCGATTCTAAAAATGAGCGGCGAAGTCGCCGCCGTGTTGAACAACACGCCCACCCAGGCGCGCGATAATTACATTCACCCGGAGATATTTAAATCATGGCAACGCAAACTACAAGCCGACATATGAGCGAAGCGGAATTGAACGCCCCGGACCTTGATGATGAGGGAAATATTGATGTGGAGCACTACCCCGTGCCCGGCGGGGACGATATTGCCGATCCCTATTTACGCGAAGTTTGGGCGGAATCCGTAAAAATAATCAACCAGGAGGCGGAATCTTCCGCTGATATCGCCCTGGATACACCCGATCCCCGCCATGATTCCGCCGACACTAACGCCGCCTTGGAACCCCCCGCCGCCAAAGTTGCCGGCCAAGAAAAAGAAGGTGCCTGATGAAAAACCTGATTGATCCGGAAAAACTGCGTGCCATAGCCACGTTTATGGATACCGCCTTTCCCCAGGATCAAAACCGCGAAATGCAGGCGTATTTGCGGCAGACCGCGGATAATGTGCTGGGCCTGCAGGAGCGCCTGTTACAAGCCGAAGTTGCCCGCGATCTGGCCGAACACCGGCGGGAGATTCTGGCGGGTGATGCCCGGCGACTGTGCGCCGTCTGGGAATCCTGGAGCGCGTTGCCCACCGCCGTGACGGTTCCCTGGGCGGGGAATCACAAGCTGACCGCCGCAAACTATGCGCCGCTGGCCGCACATATGGATCGGCTGGGACACTGCCTGGCGGAATTAGCGTAGCCATGCCGCGCCGCCCCCTCACGTGGTTGGAATGGTGGTATGTGTGGCACCTCAACGCCACGCGGAAACTATACCTGCAAATCGCGGACACCGCGGCGCGGCGCAAGGGCCGGGTTCATACCGCCGCTTGGGAATCATTCGAGAAATCCATCCTCCAGATGCTGCACCTGGTCGATATCCATGCGGCGGGGATGTTGCGGTACCAAGCGACGGCCTTGGGCCTGGTGGTGCCGGCCAACGCCCGGACACAAACTGATATGGATATCCCCCGGCTGGTCGCCGCGAATCCGTGGTTGCAGGATCACCTGGCGATTACGCAACCGATCATCATCGACAAAGCCCGACTTATTACGCTGGTGGAGCAGGACTTTATATCCCGCCGCCACGATGCCCTGCGCCGGGACATGCTCAAAATGAACCAATCGTATCATGTTGATACGTCCAAACCCGCGGGCGGGGATATACGCACCACGGCGGCCATCCGGCGGGCCCCCAACCGCCAAGACGATATTCCGGTGCCGATTTACCGCCTGGAGATGCACCGGCGGAACAGCATCGCCGAAATCACCAACCTGAGCGAGCAATTGATGCTGGCTGATCCCGTCGTAGGCGCGGCGTTCCCGATGGCCAGTTACCATACCCGGGATGATCGGGCGGTACGCCCCACGCATATGGCGATGGCGGGGTTTATCGCCCGACGGGATCATCCGGTGTGGGCGGCGGTGACGCCCCCGGCAGGATTTAACTGCCGATGTTTCGCCCAATACCACACGCTCGCCCAAGCCGTCCGCCGGGGCTGGATGACGAAGGACGGGCAATTCAAGGTGGAGATTCGCTGGCCCAACACGGCGAGCCAAACGAACTATGAGACGGGCAAGTTTCCCGACCGGGGTTGGGGCGGTGGTCTAACCCAAAATCACCGTCATTCCATGCTCCTGTAAATAGGCGGTATGGCGTTTATCGACCGCCCCGCCGCGCACCAGGTTGTGATATGGCAGCGTCCAGTTGGTTTTGGATGATTCATCCAGGAACAGTGATTGATTTCCCGTGTTGGCGTCGATGAATCCCGCCAGTATTTCCGCGTGGTGCAACGCCCGGTTGTGGTGGGCCGATCCGGCCAGCTCGGTATCCCCGGCGTTTTTTCCCGGGCAGGCGGATAGTATCCGCAGCAATGAAGTTCTCCGCCAGAGGGCCGCTTGCAGGTGGAACGCGTAGGGCCATGCCGCATATGTGTGGAGCCGGTCGGAAATGGTGGAGGATTCCCGGCAATTGGGGTGCATTCCGGTCAAATAGACGCAGCCGATATCCAGGCGGTTGTGCATCGTGGTTTCGGCAAAGCGGAGATTCCCGTCTTGCACCGGCGCGCACAAGGCATAATCGTCCAGCAGCAGGTAGAACGTTTCCGCTGGGGTGGACCGGAGGTAGGCGACCAGGCCGTCCGCCCAGGAAACCATGTTCTGCCGACCGGCGGCGAATAATTCAACGCCTTCAACTTGCGGCGGATTGCCATAATGAATAACCGTCACCGAAGGATGGTTGGGCCAGTATTTGTCCAGCATCTTGAGCGTGGCGGCAAGGGGGCCGTCCTTCCCGCCATACTTATCGCTGGTTGGAATGACGATGCGCGGCGGCGTGGGGTCGATGGTGCGCACCGCCCAAACCGCATAACGTCGCGTGTGGTCGTTTCCGCATATGGTCGACAGCCTGCCCCCGTCGATGCGGATGGATGGCGTGCGATGGGTTCCAAGGGTGGGGGTGGTCAGGATAGCGAGCGTATGTTCGTTCACGACGAAAGATACCGGGCTTTGTGCGCGCCCGTCCTTGCTGTAGGACGCCATATCGAGGAAGCCAAACACCTCCACCGCCCCCCGCGTGGGCCTTACATCGATCTGGCTGGGGGCATGGGCGGAGATGAGAAAATACCCCCGCCAGTCGGTGCCATCGTTGGGTGGGCTTACCTTGCGTCCTTCCCCGCCAACCACGAACCCCCGATCACCGCCCAGGCCCAACTCGCCAAACCCCAGCTTGTGCGAAATAACCTCCACGGGCGGGGCGATCTCGGACGCCGGCACTTTGCCGGGGATGGTGTATATGCCGCCATATGCCCGGTGAATATCCGCCATCCGATAGAATCCCAGCGGGCCGCCGCCACGGGGGGCGCACGGATGGGCGGTAATGAGCTCATTACCCTGGCGCGGCTGCTCATCCTTGACATACCACGATCCGAACCGGGCGTCCGCCACCAGTTTGATATCCGCCCGCGCCAGGTGTTGCCCGACCAATAAGTCTTCGGCCCCCGTCGCCGCGGTCATTTGGTCCGCCACAATCCGCGCGGCTTGGGGCGTGAGGTAGTATCCGGCCCCGCCCGAGGCGTAACCGCCAATATCCCGACCCGTGTAAGCCGAACCGTCATGGTCGTATTTCAGCATTCTATCGAGCACGGCATATGTATCATCATCACACTTAAACAGGTGCCCGAAATCGAAGGTATTCAGCGCCCAGCGGCAGAACGCCCTGGTCTTTTGCGGCAGGCTCGGATAGTCGTCCGGGCAGGGGAGCCAGAGCGTGTCCCCTCCCCATACCGGAGCCGGGATATTCGGATCACCGACGAGAAACAAGCACAAAACCCGCTGGCGGTCATATGGGGCGCTCATCCACGTAGCGCGGCATTCGTTGCGCCGGGCGTCATAACCGGACGCCGAGAGGATGCCGACGATGAGATCAATCTTGGGAAGCATTGGTAGGCCTTTATTTTGGATTGTCGACGTGTTCCATTTCCGTGAAGGTCATGGGCGCGTGGTTGCACCACGCCCGATGCGCTGTGGTCAGTTCCGTCCGCAACTGCGGCGTTAAAAATAGATAACCGGCGGACAGGAGAATATCCGTCGCCGGGTATTGCCCTCCGGGTATCTCATAGCGCAAACGCCACCACGCGCCGGGCAGACTGGCCACGCCTTGCGGATAATGATAATACTGATAATTAACGTCTTGCGTGTCGTGTAGGATCACGATGTCGGCCAGATGCCCCAACCCCTTTAACGCCGCGCACCGCGCGCCGCTGGCACAGTCCACGAAAAGCAGGGTGCCCGACGCATAATGCAGCGTCCGGGCCAGACGGATATATGGGATGTCGCACCCGTCAGCTTGTTGGGCCGTCATATGTCGCCGCTCCGTCGCATTGTCGATGGGAATGGGCAACAGTTCCAAGTCCCATTGATTAGTACGCGGTTCTACCGAGGCGCCGATCTTCCTGACCTCCTCCCGCCACGATTCGTCATGTTCGATGGTCAGAATAACGCTTGCGTTCGACCGCAAAAACTCCGGCGTGCTGTACCGACCGCCGCCGCATTCAATGATGCGCCTGGGCGTAAGGACATTCAACGCCGCCCGAACCATCGGTACATGCGAACCATAGCTCAACCGCTCTTGTTCATTTTCCATGAAGATGCTCCCAGCCGCTTTCCGCGCTGAAGGTGTCGGCGTTCACCCAGGACGCGGCGTAGTGGTGAACGGCGTAGGCCGCGGCAACCGCGGCTGGGTTGGTACGGTCGGGGAATACGTCCCGATGACCGATAGTGTGATATACCAATTCGGGATGCTCTTTCAACAGGGCGGTGAGGAACATCGGGCCGGAGTTGGCGGAGACGTTCTTCCGGTCGCGCCGCCACTTGGCCGCGAGAGCTTCGACAACCACGCGGAACAACGGTTGCCACGGTTTGCCGGCAAGAAAGGCGTTTGCCAGATATGTATCACTCTCGCGGGCCATACATACCGCATGATTCGCCAGCAGGGGTTCGATATTGCGGATACACTCGAAATCCGTGTCGATATACACCCCGCCGAATTGCAGCATCAACTCCCAGCGCAAAATGTCGGAGCGTTCCGCCGCGGGGCGATTCGCGCTGTACAGGGCTTCGTTGCGCAATGGGTGCGGGCGGTTGGCATCCGTCCATAACCGCATTTCCCAGCCGGGATGCCGGTCAATCCAACCTTGCCCGTACCTTACAAACTCCGCGGGCATGGGGTTGTTACCTACCCAGATACGATGAAATATTTTGGGAATCACAGGGGTTTCCTTTTTTTGTATAAGGCAACTATTTTAGCGTGCGGCGCAAAAGCGGCGTCAACCGCGGGCTGTGGCCAGCAGTATTCCGGGCCGAGAATAATATCGGGCGGAAAGTTGGCAAGGTAGGCATTCCAATGGCTTTCATCGTGCCAGCGGGCGGTAATTTTTCGCGCGGAATCCGCCGCAATCGCCCGCGCTATCCGCCCGCAGGCATCCAGATATGTCCGCATAGTCCCACCCTGGAACGCCCCCGCATAATACGTCGTGTAATTGTGGGGCGTGCGGTAGGCGGTGGAATGCTGATTGGATTCCAGCGGGAATGTATCCCAGGGTTTGCCCGCATATCCCGGATGTTGTACCGCGACGATTTCGCCTAACACTTCCGCGCCTACCACACTGTTGAACTTCATGTCCGCGTCGATCATAAAAACATAATCAAAGCTCCGCAGGACGGCGAACTCTTGCGTAAGCAGGGCATAGCGCCCCAACGTCGCTAACGGCCAGGGCCGATGCTCGGTAGGAATGGCTATAATGTCCGCTTCGTGTTTTCCCACCTGAAAATCGTCCGTTGCCAGAATCAACTTACGGTTGTGGCTGGGCAGAAAGTTCCGCAACGCCGATCCCCACAAGGCCGGGACATACTCGCTATATCCGCCCGTGGCGACGCAGAACAACGCGATGTTAAGCTTTAGGCTCAAGTGTTCCTCAATTCTTTCCAGCGGCGTAAACGCCATCCGTTATGCGTTGCAGTTCTTCCTTGATGTCTTCATGCCACTTTTGGCCCTTGTCAATCCATCCCGACGAGTGCCAAAAATGTACCCACTGATCATTATAAATGTGCCACTGTTTGCCAGGCTGCCATTGCCGCTCAGCCCATTCTTTAACCGGCAACCCGTGATTGGCCGACAAATAGGCATCCATCGCGGCCCCGGTATCGCAACTTATCCCATGTTGTGCGCCGGGGCGGAAGTCGATCAGGTCTGGCAAAGGCACCGCCCGGCTGAGGTAAATCAATCCGGGGAAAAAATAGCTGGCCGTGTTTTGGGGATTCTCCGGCTCGGCATATGTGCGCAGGTGTCCGCAGATATACGCCTCCGCAACTTCCGCGGACAGGTCGATGGGCTTGATCGGAAAAACGTCCTGTTCCAAGAGCAACGCCGCGCAGCCGCATTTTTCGGCGTTACGCCACGCGGCGTTCATCGCCCGTCCGTGGCTCATGCTCGGCATCCCGTCGCCATCCTCATAAACCTCCAGGTGAAGGATTCCCATTTTTTCCAGGGCCAGCGCATTGGCATGACGATCCGGCCCGTTGTTGACCGCGACATATTGCGCGCCGGGAACAAACCGGCGCATAAGCTCCGCCTGTTTTTCAATCAGGTCGAGGCGGTTGTACAAAACGCTGTAGGCACGGATCATATGGACTCCAGGATATCAAACGCTTTGCGCCATGATACGGCTGCCTGCTCGAAGCCCCAGGTGGACGCCACGATCTGGCGCGACCGGTTGATTCCTTCCGCCACGCGGCTGGAATAATTGGCACACTCGCTCATCCGCAAGACAAAATCCTCCGTTCCGTCACACAGCCATCCGGTATATTTCGATGGTACCTCGTCTTTCCATCCGCCCCGGTTATCCACCACCAGCAAGGTTCCGCTGGACATGGCCTCCATGCCGACGCGCGGCAGATTCTCGGTCGTGTCACCGGCCAGGCACAACACCGATACCCGGCGGTAAAACTCCTGTCGGGTGATGGCGTTGGGCGGCAGGCAATTCACGAACTCCGGCGGCGCGCCGACTTTTTCCCGCAGTTTGGTGTCCCAGCCCAGCACGAGGCCGGATTTGGGTCGCCGCGAAGCAAAACGTCGGTAAATCTCGAATTGATCTTTGTGCCACTTGGCCGGATCGGGGCGACTGATGCGCCCAAAAGTGAAGCGGTCTTGCGGGCGTGATTCAGGATCGACAAACGGGAAATCGTCCGCGTCGAAATAGGGCACGATCACCAAGCCGCGAGCTTTGGGCGCGGCCTGACAAATCTCCCGATGCACGGCATCCATTTGATGCTGGGTCTGGTATAGATGAAGACTGATGGAACCATTGCTCGACATTTGCAGGCACTTCGGCCACGTCCAACACATCGTACCGACCCAGGTAAATGACCGGGCCTGACGCCGGATCGTGTCCGCGTCGATCAACGCCTTCTCGTTGCAGTACGCAATCCCATGCAGCCCCTGAAGCGACGGCCAATCGCGAACGGCATGATAGACATACCCAAGCTTTTCCAGGTGCAATTCCCGCTGCCCGTCCGAGATTGGCCCGGTCGGGAGAATGTGGACTTGCAGCCCCATGCGGCTCCACAACTTCAACGCATCCAACGCTTCCGTGTCGGCCCCGCCGAAATGCGACGGATGGCCGATCAAACAAATGGCATCCATATGGTTCCTTTCAATGCCGGGCGGCAATAGCGTTCAACGCCTGGCGGATTTTTTCCACTTGCGCCGGGTCAAAAACAAACATGTTGCCCGCCCGCGCGGTGGGTACGATACGGCGGGATTTAATCACATATTGCACTTTGGCAATCGTGGAATTAAACCGCCGGGCAATTAAACCGACCGTTAATAATTGGGGAACGGTTCCGACCTGGGGTGACGATACCGAGGTTATGTCTATGGATTCCATAATTCAACTTTAGTGTTTCTATTATACAGCGTCAATTAGTAAGCCCATTTTTTTGTAAGTCGCTTAGGCTTAGTCTAGTTTAAGTTTTATGAATCTGTCGTCCGCCGCTATGCCTGACGCTGTGCAAACCATTTATACCGACGCTGGTAAGCGTTACCGGGATGAAGGTTTGGCACCCGCGGAAGTGGAAAAACAGGCGTGGCGCGATGTCCAGCGGGCGGGATGGTACGAAACCGTCGACGGCTGGAAACAACTCGGCCCGAATCTGACCGGCAAGGTCAACGTGCGTAAACTGGAAAAGCAACCGGATGGAACGTTCGTTGTGCGCGGGGTTCCCATGCTGTATCCCAACGCCATCAAGGGGAGCGACCCGAACAGCATCCTTGACCTGAAACGCATCCAAAAAATCGCGCAAAACACCAATGCCGAATATGCCACATGCGGTCGGGCCACGGGCGTGGTGCTGGATCATCCGACCAAAGGTGGCGAGTTCAAGCCCGCATTTGGCAAAGCCATCAGATATCGTGCCGTCAGCGGTGATCCAAACACTTACGAATGCGATATCGTGGGGCTGCAAGCCGATATCGCCGACGCTTGGGCCCAAGCCAAAATTATCGGTTTGTCACCTGGAATTGTGGCCGACGCCGGCAACCTGAACGAGCGCATCGGGCATCTGGCCCTCCTGGGCGCTCATGCTCCGGCTCTGTCCCACCTACCAAACACGGAAGTCCGTTACGCAGCGTCCGAAACAATGGTGTGTTTCAGCACCGAACCTTCACAGTTGCAACCCTTGCGGAGTCCCACCATGAACAACTACCCTCAGAAACGCGCCGCCACCGAAAAGCTTATGGCCGCTTACGCCGCGGCGGAGGCGGGTGAGCCGGAGAGCGAAAAGAAAATCGCCGAAGCCCGCAAGGATTGGGACGAGGCCCACAAGGAGGACAAAGCCGACGCTGATTTTGCCGGGCATCCCATGTCCGGCAAAAACACCGGAGATGCGATCAAGGCTATTGCCGCCCAACGCGATGATGCGCACAGCGACAAAGACTACGCCGCCAAACCACGAAAGAAGTCGACCATTTACAAAAATCGGGATATGAAAGGCAAATGGCATCTCACATATGACGGCGATGCTGAGGAGGCCCTCAAGGACATCCCGGAACGCAAAGATGAATCCAACGCTGTGCTACCGAACGAAAAGCCGACGGAAGACGAACAGAACTATGCGGCCAAGATTGCGCGTCTGGAGGAAGTCACCGTGATGCAAAGCGAGGCCATCGCCAGATTTGCCTCCGAAGCCGCCCACGCCGACTTCACCAAGTTCGTTGATGGCGCAATTAAAGAAGGGCACCAATTCAGCGCGCACGAAGTGAACGCCCAATTCAACGCCTGCCAAGGCAATCCCGCCGTAGTTGGCGCAATCAAGGCCGTGGTGCTGTCCACCCCCAAAACCACCGCCCCCGCTCTGACTGCCGCCCTGACCAGAGGACTCAGCGACGACCCGAAAGATGCCGTCGCCGGGGCGCTGAACTTCTCCGCCGAAGCCGCCGTCGCGCAATGCGCCCGGCTCGGAATTAACCCCGACGTGGCCCGCATCATGCTCGGCCTGACCCAAAAGTAATCCCCCTAACCGTCCAACTATTTGCAACCATAGATACGGGAGTTTTTCATCATGGCGCTTACAAACAGCAAAAACACCACCACCGGCAGAACCAACTACATTACAGTTCCTATGGCGGCATCGACCAAGATTTACGCCGGGGCTTGCGTATGCGCGGATGCGTCCGGCAACGCGGTCAACGCCGCGAACACGTCGGGCCTTAAGTTCCTTGGCGTGGCCAGCGCTACCGTCGACAACTCCGCCGGCCTGGCCGCCGCCATCAACATCACCATTCAATCCGTGCAAGCCATTGAAACCCTCATCCTTAAGGGTTCCAGCGTGGATAAGACTTGGCGCGGCAAGCTGGTGTATTTCACCGATGAGGAAACCGTTACCACCACCGCCGGGAATGCGGTAATCGCGGGTGTGGTTGTAGACGCCCTGTCCGCCACCACCGTAGCTGTTGATCCGCACCGCACCGCGGCCTAAACCAAAATCCCCACCGTGTGGGGCAACCCGGCACAACATAAACCAGGAGTTTTACAATGGCCTACATCAGCAATACCACGGTCTCCCAGGTTGGTCTTGCCAACGCCGCCCTACTTGGAACATTCGCCCCACGCAGCCAGGAGTTGGTCTATCCCAAGCTGGCCATGCACCGGGTGGTACATCGTCAGGTTGAGCCATATACCTTTCTGGGCGCTCCCCCCAATTTATCGCCCTACGCCGGTACCATGCGCTCCACCTCCGCGCCGAGTTTTCAATTGAACATCCCGAATGTCCTGTTCAAGAATTGGTCCGAGTTGAATCGCCTGGATGTCGAGACTGACCAGATCGGCGCGTTTACCGCCTATCTTAAGGGGCTGGGTATCATCCTCGCCCAGGCCCCCGACCTCACGCTGTTCACCGCCCTGTTGAATGGCTCCACGGCCTCCAGTGCCACGCTTACCAGCAATGATGGTGTGAGCTATACCATGACTTTGGACGGTAAGCCCATCTTCAGCGACACGCATGCCGCCGGCGCATATGGCAACCAGTCGAACATTGTGCGCGGCAACCTGCCCGCGACCCGTGCGGACTTCCTGAATTACAGCCTGAACGATCAGGCTGTTCTGGCCAAGAAACTGCAAAATGATCTGGCGTTGGTCATCGACGCTTTCTCGACCTTCCAGAATACCAACGGTCAATTCATAAACCCTTACATTGACCCGAAGGATAATATCGTCGTCATCGCCCCGTCCTTCATGCGGCCCGCGATGCGTCTGGCCTTCCAGACCCCAATGAGCGTCATCAGTCAGACGACCAACGTATCGCAGCAATTCGTCAAGGATGTCCTCTGCTCGCCGTTTGCCGAAAAAGTTGTGGACGATGTGGCCGGAACAACCGTTACCCCGGTGACGCAGACGGACTACTATGTCGCCATCGTCAACGACCCGCTGGGGATCAAGCCGTTCATTCACCAGACCTACGCCCCGCCGGGCGACCTGACCATGTTTGGCAACCAGTACAATCCGCAAGAAAATATTGATGCGGCGGCCAAGGCGTCCGATGCGTTGGGGTTCAAGTTGTCCGAAGGCGCGGCTGCCATGTTCGCTTCGGCCAGCATCGACCACAACCTGAACGCTATCGGCTCCAATGCCCAGGCCAGCGTGATTCAGCGGGAGAAGTTCGACGTGTCCGCCCGCGCCTACTACAACGTCGTACCCGGCCCGTGGTACACGCTGATTCGCGTGACGCCCAGCAATACAAGCTCCTCCTCGACCTGAGGGTGAGGGACACCTGAAGTGGGGCCGATATCCGGCAACCTGACATCCCCCGGCCTGAAATCGGCTGGGGGATGCTTTTTTAGGGGCTGACGATTATGGCGAACAACTATTGCACCCTGGCGCAACTAACCGCGCTGTATGACAATCGGCTCAGTGGTCAACTATCCAACGATGTCGGCACGCGGACGCCCAACAGCGACAACCTGCAATTACTTTTGGATACGGCGGCCTCGGAATTGGATTCGGCGCTGGCCGGAAGATGGGCGCTGCCCCTGCCCGTGGTGGATGCGATTTTGACCCGCTGGGTGGCGACACGGGCATTGAAGTTTCTTTATCAGCGGCGGTCGGATACCCCGCAAGGCGTCAAGGCGGACTTGGAATGGTCGGATCGTTGGATCGACATGCTTATGGATGGGCGGGTGGTTCTACCCGGCAGCCCCCGCGCGTTGACCATCATGCTGGATAGTTCCTGGACGGACAAGGGCACGAGCCAGTTTGACAATCTCCCCGCCGGTTATGGCGGGATAAACACCCTCTTTGAGACCAGCAAAGGCAAGCTCGGCCCGTGAGGAAAACCCCCGGAAACCCCCGCAAATGCACGGCTTGAAGTACATCCTACCGCCCGAGCAGCAACGTAAAATCGCGGCGGACATCACGTTGACCCAGAGCCACAAGCGAACGCTGGCCATGCTTTTGCACACGCAGGTTAAACAGCGATTCATCACGTTGGGAACGTCCGGCGGGACACGCTGGCCGGACAAGTTCAGCACGCGCATGGGCGTCCACACGGCCAAAACGCAACCCCTGACGGGAGCCACGGGCAATCTGCTCAAATCGTTTCACGCCCAACCAACGTTTAATGGCGCGGAGATCGAATCAGCGTTGCCATATGCGGCCACGCATCAAACCGGAGCGACCATCCGCCCGGTCAAGGCCAAGGCCCTGTTCATCCCGATATCAGACGTGGCCCAGACCTCCCAACGGCTGACGGGAAACATCAAGTTTTTCCAACGCGGCCGGCGTGGAGCGACCATAGAAAAAGTGGTGGCGGGATTCACCTACGCCAAACCGCGCACCAACCAGGCCGGGGAAACCCAAGCATACCAGCAATTGAAAAAAGGCCGGCTCAAGGATGGGCGATTGCAAGTTTGGGATGCCCGGCGCGCCGAATACAAAGACGGTACGCCGGACTTCATCTTTCTTAAGAAAGTAACCATCCTGCCCCGACCCATGTTGCCCGATTCGCCGGGCGAACAGGACGCCCAGGTTGAGGCGTTGGACGAGATTTTCGGAATCACGCGATGACGTGGACAACTTACGACAACACGCCGCGCCTGATAATTGCACGTTGGGTGGAAGCTCTGCGCGTGAGCCTGCTGTTATCCGAGGCGCAATGTTATCCGTCGGCGCAAGCCGCCTATATCGAAGGCCAGGATTGGCGGGTATTGCAAGTGGTGGCTGGTTCGATCACGCCCTACGGCGAAGGCGTCGGCGCGCAAGAGGGCGGGGCATTGATGCAACAACTACGCATCGAAACCGTTCTTTGGCAGCGGCTCAAGCTGGATCTGCACGGCATGTCCGAGATTGCTTTGACGGAAGCGTCGGACGGCATCCTCGACTACACCGATCTCGTGCGTGCGCTGTTTGCCTTTACCGATCTGGGCGGACTGATTGAGGGCATTCCGTTTTACGCCGGGGAAACCCCGACCGTGTGGTTTGACGCTGAATCAGGCGTATTACAGCGGACACTTATGCACGATGTTGTTTTTGCTATGGAATTGCCGCGCACGCAGACCGTCAATCTGCCGACGTGGATCAATCCCGAATCGTCAAGTTCCTCCTCCAGTTAACTGAGGTACGCATCATGGCTAATAATTTTCGTTCGGGCGGGTACAGCATCAAAATCGGCGGCGTGGACGCGGGCATGACGTTCGCAGGCTTCAGTTTGCGGCCTACCAACGGGTTTGATTATGTGCGCACCGACAAGTTCGGCGATTCCATTGTTGACGCGACCGTCCGGGGCGGCAACTGGCGCATTGAGTTTCAGGCCGCCGAGTGGAACAATTCGGCACGGAGCAAAATGACCAATCTATTTGAGTCCGTTATCGGCACGATGGATAAAATTGGTCAGCTTGTGGTGGTGGATAACTTGGCGGTGCCGATTGTCTTGACTCCGCTAGTTGCCAAGCCCGGGCTGGTAACTTTCACTTTCCCGCTGTGCATTCCCGAACTCGATAGCGGGGCGTTCAACTTGAATAACCGGATCAACACCCCGATCAACCGTTGGTTGGTGCTGGTCGATAGCACCGGTAAAGCGTACACTGAAACCTAAACCCGAAAGGAAATCATGGCCAAGCGCACCTATAACCTGACCAATCTGGACAATTCCGTCTTCAGCTATGAAGTCACGGATGATGCGGGCAAGTCTGTGGAGGTCGTCCTTGACCTGGACAGCGTGTACCTGGCGTTCAACCGCGTGGTGCCGACGCTGTTCAAGCCGTGCGGCGAAAACAACCAGGACGGATCGGAAAAGAACGGTTGGACAAAGTTTTTTGAGCTTTTGGATTCGGGTGTGCAAGCGGGTGATCCGCAATGGCCGGTGGACATACCGACGCCCGAACACGTGGAGGCGGCGATTCGCACGGCCCTGCGGGTTCCGACGTTCTGTGTGCCGTCAACCAGCTGGAAAATATTGTCCGACGTATTCTTTGCCGAGGTCAAGCGTAAAAATGATCTAAAAAAAAACTCGCCTCCGTCGCCGGACTCTTCCACCAATACCCCGGCCTGATCCCCCTGGACAGCGTAGTGATTGACGGCGACGGAGGCGAACCGTTGGATATGGAGATGATTCTGGAGGGCTTGATGCTGAACGTTTCCGCTATGGATGCTGAAGCCAGCCTGCGGATGATCTACGATATGGGGGCCGCGTTTGGCGGGGAATCCGGCTTGGAACGCATCCGGGATTTATACGAATGCCTGACGTGGAAGCGTGCGGACACGGCCAAGTTGACGCGCGATATGCTGCGGGAACTGGCCCGAACCTCACGACCATATCAGGGCAACGCTCTACCGAATACCGACGATGGAACGCACGATCAAATATAAGGTGGAAGTCGATACCACGGCGGCCCAGGCCGCGGTGGCTGGGGCTTTTGCGGGCAACTCCAGCACCTCCAGTTCAGCTCCGCAGAATATTCCACGCGGCACAGGCGTTGGCGGATCGGGAATCACGTCCGGGGCGATACCCAACTTTTCGTATATTTCCGGTATCCCCGGCGCGGTGGGGTTTGGGAGTGCTTCACTGGCGGAGGCGAGTCCCATCCCCAAGGGCGGCGGTACGGGCGGATCGGGCATCGTGTCGGGATTATTGTCCACCGTGGCATCCGGGTTGGGCGGCTCCCTGGGCGTGGCGGGCATGGCGGCGGCTGGGGGTGCTCTGGGCGTAGCGGTGTCGGAGATTGCGGGAGCGTTAATTCAGACCATTCCGTCGCTGATGCTGCAGGCCCAGGCCCGCGCGCAGGGGATCAGCATGGCGTCAATCAATACCGCGATGGGCGGCAATCCCCTGGCGGCTTACGCCGCGCAGAATCAGTCGATCTTGACCGGCATACCGATTCTCAATTGGTTCGCGCAATACTCGAATGCGGAGTTTAACAACACGGCACAATACAGTGCCGGGCTGGACACCTTGCAGCAGAACCTTGGCCAATACAACCCCACGATTGCGGGGCTGAACTTCCAGAAGCAGTATTTTCAGGCGGGGTACGGCGTGATGCAGGGGCAGCAGTTGTCCGGGCCATTATCCGAACGCCAACGATGGCAGCAGATGGCAACACTTACCTCCGGAACTCCCGAGGTGGTCAAAGACACCCGCGCTAACATTCTCGCCACGGCGCGAAACTTGGGTATGTACAGACATCCTGGTTTGTTAAGTCCTCTTGTGGATATATTTGGTGATCCAACGGAGGAGAACTCTGAGTTAAGACAGCTGATTGACGCGGGAGAGGCGGGTACGTTATCAGACAAAGAATGGGAAAAATTTACAAATAAGGTTCGTTTTGAGGCCAAGAAGCAGGGCAAAGACCCCAGCGAAATTGAGCATCAGGGCCAGGAAGCGTTTCTCCAAGTCTGGCGGGATTTTGCCAGCAAAGACACGGGGAAGGGGTTTGAGGGCAGGGGATATCAGGGCGGGCCGAGGGGGGCACGCGATGTCACCCCGACCATGCGCGGGGTATCGGGGCTTTCCACCATCGAACAAGCGGCCCAAGCTGGGCGGGTGATTCCCAGACCTTCAGCGGGCACGATCAACATGCACTGGGGCGAAAACATGAAGATTCAGGCGGCGGACGAAGAACGACTGTCGATGGAATTGATGCAATTCACCGATGAAGTACGGTCTTCTATGGCGAACATCCACAACGCCCGCTGGTGGCGAACGTTTATGTCCCGGCAACTGGCGACTTCGAGGATTTAAGCTATGGGATTTTCGGTCACCTATACAACGCTCGCTGGCGGATCGGTGGTATTCCCGCTGGCCCATGTCGCCTATCGCGGGCAGGCGGTCTATGACGGCACAGGCCGGACGTTGCAGGGGTACAACCTGATATTCGCCGTCTCCGCCGTGGTGCCGTTAACACCCACGCCAAACCTCACGCATTACACCTTGGGCGAGATTCGTACCGCCCTGGTGGAACCGCGCGGACTACTGACGATTATGAACGACAGCACGGTCTTATGGCAGGTGGGCGCACCCGGCAGCGGGGCCACGCTCATCGACCGCAACTGGGGGCCGAAACCGATGAATCTCACGTTTACCGAGATTCTCAATGGGCGTTCAGCTAAGATTACGATGGAGTTTTCCACGGTCGTCAACTACTACGGGTCGAATGCTTCCGATATAGATGAGTTCTGGTGGGCTTTCAGCTACGACCAGGATGAAGACTTCAAGACCATCCGCACGATCACGGGACGGGTACACGCCCGCTCCACGGTCGATTTAGCCGGCACGGTCATGGCTGCGCCGCTGTTCTGGCCGACGCTGCCCAAGGGCTTCAAGCGGGCACGGACGAACTACCGTCTATCCCCGGACGGGCAGACGTTTGATTTTCAGGTGGTGGATCGGCAGATGTGGCGGACGTTGCCGGCACCGTTGACCGCGGGACATGCAACTTTTCATGTAGCCCGGTCGAATCTTAATCTGACTAAAACCCTGCAATGCCAATTTTCCGCGCCGCCGGACATTCCCAAGAAGGCTATTTACGACTATCTGATTGCGCTGGGAAATTATTATTTTCCGATCTTGGCCGCATCCACGCAAGCAAATCAAGGCAAGCCGCAAACCAACCAGGCACCCGCGGAGTTTCTGACCAACTTTACGCTTGATGACAGCCTATTCGACAACACTATGTCGATGACGATATCGACTCTTACGCAGGCTATCAGTGCCGCCGACAAGGATACCGGTTCCGCCGCCAACGGGCCTACGAAAATTAAACTAAACGTCATGGCCGGGCTGTTTCGTGACGTAAAAGATATGCCCAACGCCGATCCCAAGTCAATCAAGAACGCGGCGGGGGATGATGTCCCATACACCCCCAGCAATGGCACCTCTTACCTGGAAGGCGTCGGTGGTTCGGCGGGTTTGATCCCGCAGACCAACGGGCCGATTGCGATGAACACCGGAGCATCGGCGGCGGGTACGGAAAACAAGGGCGGGGTGACGCCCGCCAGCAATGGAACGAACCCGGCGGGTGACGGAACCTCCCTGCAAGAAAAGCAATCATCGTTTTGGAGCAATGGGCAAAGCGCATACCCATATGTTACTTACGTCGAAAGTTGGCGGTACATCCTCAACCGCAATCTTGAGCTGCTCAAGGTGACGGCGGACACGTTTCCCACGGCCGCGCCGCGGGATATAATCCAGCAAACCTGCTCGCCGTCGATGATGATTATCCAGATGGGCTCTGCCCGGCGCTTGGGGGCGGCCCCCGTGGTGCCCTACCCGCCGAATAATGTTCTGACCACAGAAAGCACGCGCACGCTGTCGCGGGGTTACGAGGAAGTCACGGAACACGCGCCCCGCGTCATGGCCGACGGTGCTACGCTGGAGTTTTCAACCGCATGGTGCTTCAAGTACATCGCGACGTGGCCGCTGATTAACATGGCGGACTTAGCCATTCCCGTGCATCCCGCACTTAGTAATGCCACGGTCAATGCGTATCAGGTGAAAGCCGCCATGCAATACCCCAACAACTCGGACGGGCTACCTGTGATCCCGAACGGCATCGTGCAAATGCCGCTATCCAACAACCGCCCCGGAGATTTGGCCGGGATAACCGAAGAGTGATTTATGGCTCTGGAATCCTCCTTGACACGTTTGATTATGAATATGTCTATGGGCCGCACGGCGGGCGGTCAGCCCGCGCGGTATGACATTACAACCAATCCGCAGACGCAATATACCGATGGCACGGACCGGTTCCAAGGGCAGCAAATCTTGTCTCTTACGGGCACTTTGACCGATGGGCAGATTGTGGATTATGACCTGACTAATCTGGTTACGGATGGTGCCCCAGCCCCGACCGGCATCGTATCCTTCAGCCGTATCAACTTTATTGCCGTGGTCAATCAGACGCAAACCATCGACTACACATTGAAGCTGGGCGGCGGAGCCAACCCGTTCGATACGTGGTTGGGTTCCCCCGCCAATCAACTGTTGCTTGCCGCCGGTGGTTGGCTGAACGCAAATCAACCCGACGCGACCGGATTCATCGTGGACGGCACGCACAAGATTCTGCGGCTGACGGGAAGTATCGTGCTGCCCATAGGATCAAGCTCTTCGAGTTCAAGTTCTTCCTCATCATCTTCTGGCGGCGTGGCGGCGGTGATTCCTGCCCTGAAATATGCGGTTATCCTTTTGGGAGTTTGATATTGGCTTTCGGTGTCAACACGCTTGGCCTTGTCAGCGGCGGCAAAACTTATCCGTGTTGCCATTTACCCGTGGATTTGTGCCTGCCCCCGGATCAGCGGGAAGCCTATATCGAAATCGGCGAAGGTTCCGAGCCGGTTAAGGCCCGCGTGTGGATGAGCGCGACGCAATTCCAGGCCCTGCCGTCCGAAACCCGTTCGGGAGCGTCACCCGTAGGCATCTCCATGAGCGGGCAGACCATGGACCTTTACAATCCCACCACCGCGGATGGGCGCACGCTGGCAACCGGAACCAAGCTATATGTTATCAAGGCATCCGTAGTGCAACACGGCCTGAGCGATTCGATTTATGAGGTCTTGCTGCGTGGCGAGCAATGGTTTTGGGCACGGGGAGCATATACCGCAAAATACTACAACGTCTTGGGGGTGGATCGTAAAACCTATTCTATGGGTTTCGCCGGTAACGCCACGAACGGCACCAGTTTTGCGACGATTATATCGGCGTTGACGGCACAGCTCGGCATCACCGCCGAGCTGCCCTATACGCCGGTCTGGAAACCCCAGAACGTTTATGCCGATAGTTCCCCAGGAAATATGTTAGACCGCCTGTTGCGGCCTCTGGGCCTGCGGCTGGTGTGCAACCCGTGGGGAGGATGGGCCTATGCGATCAGCCAGCTTAATTACACCGATGACTATCAATTGACCATCCTGGCGAATCTTGCGGCCAAGGCCGGACATGAGGGATGTAATGTGGCACGGGATATTACTTCGGCGGCCTTGTGCCCGGCGGCGGCGGTTTGCCGATTTCTCCAATATCCGATCCCCCTGGGCGATACGGATCGGTACATGCTGTCAAACTCGGCAGCCAACCCGATCCCTGGAGGCAATGGCACCGCCCGGCTGAACGTGAACGACTATTACTCCCGGTCGGACAACGCCACCGAGATCGCAAACATCGCCTCCGAACGGACAACCAATTTTTTCCGGCGGGTAAACATCCCGCATGACACGTGGACATTCATTGGCGGCTACCCGTTTGTACCGGGGGCAACGATCCGCCGCGTCCGCGTGGCGATGGATCGGGATGGTTGGTTTACGGTGGTTCAGCGTCATGGCTTGGCTCTGCCCCTGCGGGCCGACCAGGAATCCCTGCAATTCTGGCCCGATGCCGCGCGGTTCAGCGAATATAATCTGCTTGATGGTGGGGCTGTGCCCATGCCTGGCGATGACGGTACGGTTAATTTTGAGTATGCCAGTCCGCGCTTTTGGTCGAAAATCACCGGCAGCGCGCAGATAGGCGCGGCCGGGTCAAATCGCTGGAGCTACACGTTTGAGGAGGCGATGCCGGGCCTGGCGGGAGCATGGCAGACGTTGCCCGGCGGGCGCACCGGCACCGCCTACAACACGATGGAAGCTAACAACTCCGCGGCGGGAATCCAGGGTAGCGGCGACAATCAAAGTAATCTTCCGCCGACTATCACGCTGCTTCCCATAGGCAGCGGCGCGGTGGTGGAAATCCGGGCGTATTTGGACTGTGCCACACCCCCGAATACGCTCTATGATTTTCAGGCCCCGAATAATCCCGGAGGGTCATGCCCGTGAGCTGGTGGATTTTCAAGTGTTTTCGCGGCGGGCTGTGCAAATATGTTCACGCTGTACTATGCCCCGGACAGGCGAACGCGAGCAGCGCCCCGGATGTCTGGGTGCATGAAAACGACCTGCCCCCGGCCACCAAAGTAATCCCCGTGCAGACGTGGTGCTATACTATTGATCCGTCCGGGGCGCGTAACTATCTGCCCAAGGGAGCGCTTACGGCTACCGCCACAGGCACGCAATACCCGGATTGCACAACTTGTATCAATGCGGCCGCGGTGGGTGAGGGTGGCGGTGGTGACCCGAATGCCCACGGCGGCGGAGGAAATAGCGATGGTGGCGGCTGGGGCCCCGGTGGGGGTGGCGTACCTCATCCGCCCGATCCTCCGCCGCCGGTGAATCCCCCGGCCCCGTGTTACATCGAGGCGACGCTTTGCGCCGGGCACACCGGTGGACGCCGCGTGTTTGTTCCGTGCAACCATCTTCCGACCGGCACGACGATTCACACATATGGCCAGCGGTGCTACCACGTTTCCTCCAGTGGCACACAGGTGACCACGCTCCCGCCGGATGCGATCATTATCCTGGTATCCGGCTCGTTCGCTTCCTGTGCGGACTGCACCGATGGGGTACAGGCGGTGCCGTGTACCGGTCAGGACGGTTTGCCGGGCTGGGCCACGCGCAAGGATGTCTGGTGTCCCCGGATATTTCTACCCACCTCCACGCGGACATTCCCGTTGGACGGCATCTGCTACACGCTGGACCCGGCGGGGGCGCAAACCACCATGCCCGCGGGGGCGTTTATCTATCCCAACCCGCCCAATATCTATTCCGGCTGCGGGGCGTGCCTGACGGGGGTACCGGCGGTATTGTGCCCGGATCAGATCAACATCGCCCAAGCCCCGGCGTTGTGGGTCGAGACGGATCGGTTGCCCGCCACGCGCAAGGCTTTTAATCAGATGGGCTGGTGTTACACGATTGATCCGGCCACGACTCCGGTGCGTATTCCCGTGGGCGCATTGATCGTTACGATGGTTGAATCCTGGGATGATTGTGCCACGTGCAAGTGCGGCCCCATGCCGGATTCAGCGTGTGGGTATAAGGCGTTTCGCTGCGCGGGCAACTCCACGCCTGCGAGCCTTGATCTCTGGATCAAGTGTGCGGATATTTCCGCATCGGGGTACTTTTATTTCCGGGACGATTGCTGGTTTGTCAACATTGCATGCACAAGATCGAAGATTCCCAAGGGCGCGGTTACCACCATGCCCCAGGTCATGTACCCTAATTGCGGCGCGTGTCGCGGCGGCACGGGCACGGGCGACAACGGTGGGGGTGGATTTAATGCCGGGGGTGGCGGCGCAGTCAGCATCGGGAAGTGGCCCCCCCCACCGGGCGGCACTCCCGGCCAGAGCGTGTACGAGCTCGTGCGCTGCTACACGGCCGACGGTACGGCGGAAACCTGGAAGCCTGGTATTTGGGTTGTGGCGGCGGGCACGAACGATAGTTACTCCGTGACTCCGGCGGTCAGCCCTGGTAGTGTGATTAAATCCCCGGCTGGTTGGTGCTTTAAGGTGCTCGATCCGCTTACATTTCGGGCGGCGTGGATGAACATGGCTTCGGGCACATGGACGGCCGCGGCGTCCTGTGCGGCGTGTTCGCTGATTATTTTGCAGCCCTGCGACGGTGTGGGTTCCGACGGCTGGATGCTCAAGTCAACGTGGGACGCGACGATGGGCAGCCCCACCACGGGGGCAATCCAGGATGGTTCCGGTAAATGCTGGAAGTTTCGGCGCATGGACGCCACGCCCACGGGTGCGGAGATAACCGGCAGTTTCACGGCGCTGGCAAGCTGTGCGGATGCTGCTTGCGATGCGGCCCCCTGCAACTGTACCGGCTATGTCAGCGACACCCCGCCAGGGCCGCTGCTCGATCAGTATCAGGTGAGTGGGCACATACTGGCGACTAATTGGTCCAATTTGGGTTGCACGGGCACACCCACGGTACTTGCGGATTGCGATTTTAGCGCCACACTCCCAAAAATAAGCGACTGCGAGTGGGGTGTTTACGATGCTCAGTGCGGTACAGATAGATATTACCCTATCTTTCTAAACCTGGCGACTACACCGCCATGTCGGTGGCAGGTAATGCTGCCTGTTGACCCTAATTTTTTTCCGCTTGCCATAAAATCATCCGGGCAATCCCCCGTAGGTGACTATGTGGGTAAGTCATCTAACTGCGATATAACTGAGTCTTTTAATATTACAGTATCTAACGTGGTGGTGTCCTAATGACCTGCCCCCACCTCATCGAACTACTCCCCAACGGCGTCCGCTGTCGTAAGAACGGCGGGTCGGAAACCACCTGCTCGCACGGCGTATGCTGGCATTGTGCGGATGGCGGCGGCCAAGGGGCCGCGTGGAAGACCGCTCCGACGCCCCACCGAAATATCGCCCACCGTGCGGCGGCAACCGGCACCGAAGCCGCCGTGCCCAAGACCGGCCCCGGAACCGAACTAAAAAAACTGCTCGCAACCCTGGGCGTAAATGAAGCCATCGACCCCACCACCGGCAAACCATCCTGCCGTTGCCAAACGCTGGCCGCCCAGATGGACGCCTGGGGCGTCGCCGGGTGTCAGGAACACGCGGACGAGATTATCGCCCACCTGGGGCGGGAAGCTGATACGCGCGGCTGGGCGGTAAAGCTGCGGGTCGGAATCACCGCCTGCATCACCATGCCCGGTCTGGCCCTGGCGGGAGTATTGGGCATGGAATCCGCCTTCCGCTGGCTGCTGCGTCGGGCGTGGGAAAACACCCCAATATAGTGGGGCTGTAGCTGCGGCTCGGCGGCGAGTTGGCTGGGGTGCTTGTCGTAACCCATGAAAAAATACTCAATCGTCAAGCAAAAAACAGAGCATCGAAAGCGATTGCTGCCGCCAGCGGAACCACTCCGTTGCCGCCGATGCGGAGAAGATCAGCGTTGGCGAAGGCCAGCCCATCAACCACCACTGGAACACGGGATTCAATCGCGGGCATTCGGGTCGGGCCCAGCTCTGCAATAGCAGCCCAAGCGCGGAAGTCGGGGTGGTCGGGGTTGGATTCGTCGCCGCGCCCGGGCGGATAAAGGGTAATTCGCACACCTCCGTCGCCAGACACGCCCCACCGCCCAACGGATTTAAGCGGTTTCCCGCCCCCCGTTTGCGAATGTCGTGCGCTTGGGCCGTCGCCCAATTGACTACCGCATTGGGTAGGCTGTTCCCCGCTGCCCCCTCGTGGTGGTGCTGGTCGATCCCCTTGGCGTCTCTGGCGTTGCTCGTGGGCCAAGCCTTCGTAGCCCCCGTTAAGCTGTCGGTTGCACCTGGATGATTCCCGCCACGCTGCGAATCTACCGCCCTGGTTGACGGCCAAGACGAAGACCCGCTCGCGCCGATGCGGCGCGCCAGTGTCTTCCGCAGCCAGGAAGATCGGGTCTTTGATCTCATAACCCAGTCCGCATAGCGCCTCGCCAAATCGTCGGAAGTGTCCCCCGGTAACCCAGGCTGGAACGTTCTCGAAGAACACCACGGCGGGGCGCACTTCGTCGATGATGCGGACGGTGTGGAACACGGGGCCGTCCTCACCCCCGGACGCTCCCCAGCTTCGATTGTCGGTGTTGCCGGCACGTTTCCCGGCAAGGGAGTAAGGCTGGCACGGGAGGCCCGCAGTGAGGCAATCCACACATCCGCGCCATGGTCTGCCGTCGAACGTGGCAATGTCGTCCCAGACAGGAGCCGCACCCGCGGCCTCCGCTTCCATCCGGGCCACGAGAGCGGACGCTGCACATGCTTCCCTTTCAACGCAACCCACAACGCGACCGGCGATGCCGCGCCGTTCAAGGGCGAGCAGGACTCCGGTGTAGAGCATTCCAAGACCGGTGCAGATGGAGAGTATGTTGAAGGTAGGAATAGCCACATTTATGCCTATCTCCCGGCCTCTTCGTCTTCGAGAGCCGCCGCCATAATGTCCGAGATTTGGTTCGCGCACTCCGCCACCTCCTCCTCCTCCGTCGCATAGGTCCCCGTCGCCGTCGCCGCCGCGTCCGCATCCACATCCACCACCGCACAAGCTGCCCGGGTCGGCCCCGTTGTATTATTAAACATCCCCGCCGCCGCCTCCCATGCCGCCTCAGCCTCCACACGGGCCGAGTCCAGCTCGGCATCCGTGGCCATCCCAACCGCGTAGCGGCGGGCTACCTCGACGGCCCGCACGCTGCGGGGGTCGGGATTAGCCACCCGGGACAACGCCCGCGTGGCAAACTTACAGGCCAGCAAACGCAACGCCCGCGGTGTAAAAAAGTCTTTGCGCAAGGCCGTCCAGATGAGGTCTTTAGGCGGAATGGCATATTTCGGGCCGATTTCCTGGATGATCTGGACTATCGTCCAGGTCTTTCGCCCGGCGTAAATCTCCCGCATTCGGGCCGCACCGTAGTAGGATTTCAATTTGAGGATTTTTTTGAGCGCCACGGTTTTCATGCTTGGCTCCTTTTTTGTGCCCCGATCCTCCGGGGCCGCGGCGCGGGCGACAGCCCGCAAAATCCCCGTGCCCGGTTTCCCGGACGCGGGATGAAAGTCAATCCTCCGCCGCCCGCCGCACCTCGGCGTCGGCCTCCGCCCGCGCCCAGGACACATCAAGCCGGGCCTCTAGGTCGGCGTAGGCCGCCACCCAGCGCACCATAGCTTCACTGTCCGCCCGCGCCCAGGACAGGTCGCGCCCCGCCTTGCGGTCGGCCCGGGCTGCCTCCCAGCGCACCTCGGCGGCACCGTCCGTCCGCGCCCAGGTCACATCGCGCCCGGCCTTGCGGTCGGCCCGGGCCGCCTCCCGGCGCACCTCGGCGGCGCTGTCCGCCCGCGCCCAGGACATATCGCGCCCCGCCTTGCGGTCGACCCGGGCCGCCTCCCAGCGCACCAAGGCGTCGCTGTCCGCCCGCGCCGCGGCCTGGGTTTTGGTAGTGGTTTTCATGTTTGACTCCTTTTTGTGCCCCGATCCGCCGGGGCCGCGGTGCGGGAAAATCCCGCGAAAATCCCCACGTCGCCGTTGCGCGGCGCGGGATGAAAATCATTACGCCGCCGCCCAACGCACCTCGGCGTCGGCGTCCGCCCGCGCCCAGGTCAGGTCGCGCCCGGCCACGCGGTCGGCGTAGGCAGCCTCCCGGCGCACAGTGGCGTCGCCGTCCGCCCGCGCCCAGGACATATCGCGGCCCGCCAAGCGGTCGGCCCAGGCCGCCACCCGCCGCACCTCGGCGTCGCCGTCCGCCCGCGCCCAGGCCAGGTCGCGCCCCGCCTTGCGGTCGGCGTACGCCGCCGCCCGCCGCACCCCGGCGTCGCCGTCCGCCCGCGCCCAGGATATATCGCGCCCCGCTTCGCGGTCGGCCCAGGCCGCCTCCCGCCGCACCTCGGCGTCGCGGTCGGCCCGCGCACAGGACAGGTCATGCCCCGCATCGCGGTCGGCCCAGGCCGCCACCCGGCGCACCTCGGCGGAGCCGTCCGCCCTCACCCAAGTTAGGTCGCGCCCGGCCTTGCGGTCGGCCCGGGCCGCCTCCCGGCGCAC